CACAGTCAGGAAACATGATTTCATTAGGAACATCTTCTTCAAAATAAGCAACTAGTCTTGCTGCTTGCAGAGAAGGATTGGTGATGTATAGATAACCATTTGATATCCAGAAATAGGCTTGCTTCTTAATGATTGGTAATTTGAGAAGATTGATATATCGATTGATTGTAATTTCTTTAATCTTTTCACCTAATCCACCCATGACATTAATAGAATAAACTCCCTGTATAACATACTGATAGTTTCCTTCAGATATACGTGGGAGTTTGTATTTAGTCCTGGCAATTGTACATTCATCTACATAATCACAGCATTCAGAGATAGAGACTTCACATAATTCCAGGCATGGGATAGTAGTGAAGAGAGTATCAGTTGCCCATAGTTTTCTGAGATTAGTCTCTCTCTTTATAAGAAGTAGTGCATTATTCTTGATCTCAGAAGTTATTACCCTATCTGTTATCAAATTATCAGTAGAGAGAAGCTTATGCATACTCCTTACATCACTTACAAGTTTTCTTAGAGTTGCCATTAATGATCAATTTGCAGTAAAGATATATTATTATTTGGAATTTATCAACTAGTTTTAACTAAAGAGATTAGTCTTAGTTATAAGCAAAGCTCCCCCAAGCTTTCGCCTGAGGGAGTTACCTTAGTAAACCAACAAACTAAGGTCTTTGCTATGTAATTGATAACAGGGTCTATTATAAAGGAGGCGATTGAGCAGCATCCATACAGATAACGTAACTTACAGCACTTGCATCAAATGTCGTAGCTACTCCAGCTGTAGTTACTGTTAGTATCTCATAAACTCCTGTTACTTTAAATGTTACAGGATCATATACAGGATAGAATCTTCCAAGGTCAAGTTTATCTAAGCAGAATAATAATACACTAGAAGATGTTCCACAATGTACATTAGGCATTCCTTGATTTACAAGAGGATAATAATAGTTAGCTGTAAAATAAGGACCAAAAGCTTTTACAACTACTGACGCATCGTTATAATCTAAAGTCTTTGTAAAGTTTATAGTTACTGAATCAGTTGCCTCAGTAACATTGAACTCATATCCTATCACTGCATCAGGTGCAATCAAATCTACAGTAGTAGTATATAGATTGGATACTCCTGAGTTTACACTAAATGTTGCTGTTCCAATAGGAATAGAGTTGTGGGTAATTGTAAATAATGGATTGATAGTACTTGGTGTGTTATTTTCAATAGCCATAGTTAGTTCCAGATGATAAGCATTCTGTCCTACAGTAAGAGTTTTAAGAGTGTATATTGGTGTAAGATCTGTATACAGATTTACTCTCCAAATTCCTCCACTAGTAATAGTTTTACCTATAAAATCATAATTTCCTGGACCTGTATAAGCTACTATTTCTGAAGCACCTAATGAATCAATAAATTCTATGTAATCTTTACTATCTGCTGTACCTGTTATAGGAACTCTAAATGTATGAACTACATCTAAATCATTACTAATTAATACACCACTTGTGCTAGTTGGACCATCTGTACTCACTGTTACAGGTAGAAGTGTATCTATACTATTCCAATAAACATCACCAATTTGTTTAACATGAATAGGAGCTCCTGTACCCAATACCATATTAACAGAACCAAATGCTCCTGGAGGGGTGCATGCTGCAGGGATATTCATTACCTGACCATTTGTTGCAATCTGTATTGTCTGTGCTGTAGGAATACCAGCAAACCTTACTCCAAAGTAATAATTGCCACCATTAAATGGACTAGTCTGAGCATTCGTATTATAAACGATATCCCCTATTGAAATAGGATTATTAACTACCCACAATTGATCTATATATGAAGGATCAGCACAAGCTAAAGTATTACTACTCCAAGTACCAAGTTTGCTTGTTGTAAGCAACTCTTTCATTGTTATTGCTGTAGTAGTTGTACTGGTTGTACTAGTAGATGTACTACTGGTTGAACTTGTACTACTCGTTGTACTTGTTGTGCTACTAGTAGAGCTTGTACTACTTGTACTGGTAGATGTAGTAGAACTGGTAGAACTAGTTGAACTACTGCTGGTTGATGTTGTACTTGTGCTACTGGTACTACTAGTCGAACTCGTTGTACTAGTTGAGGTACTGCTAGTACTACTGGTACTTGTCGAGGTGGTTGTACTGGTGGAAGTAGTTCCATTTATAGTAATATCCAAAGGTGTTGTACATACTCCTACAGAAGTGATTCTAATGTATGTAGCAGTAGAAGGAAGATCAGTGTAGGTTACTCCAAACAAAGATGTTAGATCTATCTTGGTTTCACTGGCATTTAGAATCGTATAATCAAGAGTTGCAGTGTCCCAATACTTTACTTCAAAGGTGGGACCTGTATTTGTTCCTGCAGATGTCAATCTTACATTTATGTCCATTTTATTAATTTTTACGAAAGTTAATCATATTAATTTAGAGTACTGTTATTACACCTTGAAGTTCACAAGTTAGAGTAAAATACATGTCATATAATTCACATATTTTACTATCTATCTTTTGAATATCTATTGTTAGATTACTATTGTTTCTTATATCTGTACATGGAAGATTTGATCCGACATAGGTTATCTGACTAGTTTCTATACAAGGTTTATCATCACAGTCTGGAATAGCATAAGCACCATCTATTTTCCATTTCATAATCGTATAATTAAGGTATATACATAATAAAGTAACAAGCAATGCTAGGTTGAATATTAGAGTGACCATTTCCACCATTGGCAGTAGGAGCAACTGTTACACTTGTAGTGATTGCAGGAGTTTCAGTGTTGGTCTTTCCTATAGTAGCAGCTACAGTGTTTCCTTCAATAACATAAGCTATACTAGTATTCCAACCTTTACTAACACTTGTATAGGTAAGAGGACTTGCTATTAAACCTGTACCACCAAAAGAATCAGTGGCAAATTCATAGTGGAAGTGAGGAATCTGTGTAGCTATGGCTGTAGCTGTGTGACTATGGTTAGGAACTGTTGTAGCATCAAGGATTATAGAGTTTACACCATATAATGATCCTCCTACGTTATAAGCAGGATTAAATCCACCAGGATTTACTATAGGATCTACAATTGCTGGGCCAGGACCAGATGTTGCAGCCACTGGGACTCTTCCTCTCATATCTGGAGTCTTTCCAAGATAACCATTGCAGAGATAAATCTTTACCCAATCTGTACTAGAAATACCAACACCATTGGCATCAAAATTTGTAAGAGTTCCAAAGTAAGGATATGCTACATAAGGAACCATCTTATTACTAATCAGAGTTGAACCTGTACTATTATTAGCTAAGTAATTAGCAATATATGCATCCAGTTCTGGACCATTACTTGAATAATTTGTAGAGAGAGTTAACGCCAGGGCTGACAATGTAGTGCTTGTTGCACAGAGTTTTGTGATCACTGCCTGGAGAACAGCATGTGTACCTGAGGAAGGGATAACTCCTGCTAAGCATCCTACAGTATAATCTGCTTCAATAGCAGCTAATGTCTGATCAATCTCAATTATCTGTTCCTGAAGATTACAACTAGCTTTGATCAATGCATTCACAAAGTCTACTATGGTTAAGGG